CGGATTCTGTCGTCCTCGCCGACGCTCGAGCCCTTGCGTTCGGCAAGCTGATCGCCGACAGCGTGGTGCTGTCCGACAGTCTCAGCGCTGTCATCTCGAAGTCGGTTCAGATCGACGACTCCATCTCGCTGTCCGACAGCTTCTCACGAGTTCTCGACTACGGTCGTACGCTGAACGATGGGTTGATCCTCGCTGATGCAACGCTCGACGCGCAGGGACTCCGTGTAGGCGACAGCCTCGTCATCGCCGACCTGCTCGTCAAGTCCTTCGGCATGTCGCTGGCCGACGCTCTCGTCATCGCCGACCAGCTCACTCGAGCGCTCGCCTACGCTCGAACGATTGCCGACACCGTTGCGCTGACCGACCAGACTTCGCCGGTCAAGTCCTCAGCTGGCACACAGGACGTCAACGACACGGTGAACCTGTCCGACCAGTTCTCACGGACAGTCACCTACGTTCGGGCGATCGCCGATTCGGTTGCCCTCAGCGATCTTATCAGTACCCAGCGTGGCCGGACGCTCTCGATTGACGATCTCGTCGCGCTGAACGACGGGTTCGCGAGGGTCGCCACGTACGTCAGGAGTCCAGCCGAGCAGGTCATCCTGGCCGACGACATGCAGACGGTCAAGGCGATCGTGAGCCTGCTTGCCGACCAGGTTGATCTCTCCGACGCTCAGGACATCTTCAACGGCATCGTCACTATTCTGCTCGACCCGATCTACACTGGAAGGATCAGCCGAGGTCAGACTGGCGGCCGGGCTATCAACGAGCCTGGCGAGCTTGCTCTCGCCGTAACCGGTACAGGACAGGAGGATGATCAGGAGTGAGCATCGTCGTCTCACTGGAGGACTACCGGCCCGCACCGCGTTACGACTCGATCCCCTGGACTGATGCCCAGATTCAGGAGGGCACTGCGGCCGATGACCTGGCATGGGTTACGCTCGAGACGCAGCCACTGAGCCCCGTTGACGCGGACCCGGCGAACCCGCAGTACCGCAACTTCACGACAGCGCTGGGGACAGCAGAGGACCTCTGGTACCGCATCGTCTTCCTCGACGCATCGCTGAACACGGGACTGCCGACCGTGCCGGTGCAGAATACCGAGGACGATCGGCCTGTCTACGCCACCGTGAGCGAGCTGGCCACTCTGCTCAACGTGTCGTCGACGCAGCGGCACGATGCTCTGTTCCGAGTCCTCAGCGCGGCAGCAGATGAGATCGACCACGAGATCGGCACAGCCGACACCTACGGAGTCGAGACACCTTACTCGAACCCTCCGCCCATCGTGCGCGAGGTCAATCTTGAGCGAGCCGTCGAGCACTGGCAGGAGGAGCAGTCACCGTTCGGCATCACGAACCTCGGCGATGATCTTGCGATGTACACCGCACGGGACTCTTGGGATCGACATGCGCACAAGCTGCGCATCCTCAAGGGCAGCTGGGGCATCGCGTGACCGTCGCCGAGATGATGGATGCACTGGGCGAGGTGATCCAGGAGCAGCTCTGCGGGACGGCCAACCCGGTGGTGGTGCAGAACTTGCAGGTCGTACCTCGCATGAACCCGAACCCGACGCCACCCTCCATCGACATCTACCCCTCGACCCCGTTCACCGAGAAGATCGCTTACGGCCGGGGTAGCCGCCAGTACTGGTTCACCGTGAGGGCGAGGGTCATCACGGCCGACCCCATCGCTGGGCAGGACCTGCTCCTCAGCATGATGGACGACGGCTCGGATCAGTCTATCGAGGAGGCCCTCCTGTCCTCGTCTACCTACGCCGGGGCAAAGCTCGGGGACATCGATGGGCCGACCGAGTTCGCATCCTACAGCGACACCGGCAAGCAGGGGAGTCTGCTCGGCTGCACCTGGAGAGTGGCGCTGATCCCCTGACCTGATGCGAACTTCTCGACGCCTGCCTTTGATCAAGGCTCTCTACGTCGAGCTGGGAGAGGCACGCCTGGCGGAGCTGGAGGCGCAGACAGTCCTTCACCGGCCGGTTCCGCAGAGGTTGATGGTCAGGCTGCTCAAAGAGGAGATCGTGGGCACCAATCTGACTCCGCGCCAGCGCGAGGTCATGGTGCTTCTCACCTCGGGCTTCAGTCGTCAGGAGATAGCCGATGAGATGGGCATCACGCTTGAGACGGTCAAGAGTCACCTGAAGCACGCGTACTCCAAGCTCGGGGTGCGTGGACAGATCGACGCGATCAACACATTTCTGGAAGGGTAACACACACGGGAGGAGATTCTCATTCGCATCATCTGGTTGTCCAACAGCCCCATGGTGGCCAGCGGCTACGGTGGGCAGACGAAGCTGTTCACTCCGCGCATCCGTGACATGGGTCACGAGGTCGCCATGGCGGCCAACTTCGGCATCCAGGGAGCCACGACGTTCTGGGACGGGATGCCCGTCTTCAGTGCATCGGCCGACTGGGGCAACAACTCGATCTCGACGTTCGCCCGGCACTTCAAAGTGGACTGGGTGATCGCTCTCTGCGACGCCTGGCCGCTGAAGCCAGAGAAGTGGGACGACGACATGCGCATGGCTGTCTGGGCTCCAATCGACGAGGAGCCGATCCCGCCAGCGGTGTACAAGACGCTCAGCGACCCGAAGGTGCAGCCCATCGCCATGAGCCGGTTCGGTGAGAACTGGCTGCGCAAGGCGAAGCTCGATCCGCTGTACGTGCCCCACGGGTTCGACGGCAACATCTACCGGCCGCCAACGGCTGAGGAGCGCTCTGCAGCTCGCAAGGTGCTGGAGATGCCGGACGACGCATTCATCGTCGGCATGGTGGGGGCGAACCGGGGCTGGTCACCGCACGCACCGCGCAAGGCATTCCCTCAGGCGTTCGATGCGTTCGCCCAGTTCGCAGCCAAGCACAAGGACGCGTACTTCTACGTTCACTCGCAGGCGCAGCCACCGCAGCCGGGCATCGACCTGACGCTGCTGGCTCGGGGCATGGGCGTCCCGGACGACCGGGTCGCCTTCCCCCCGGAGGTCGCCTGGCACCTCAACGTCATGGACGATGCGTTCGTGGCGGGCTGCATGGGTGCGTTCGACGTGCTGCTCAACTGCTCCATGAGCGAGGGCTTCGGCATCCCCATCATCGAGGCGCAGGCCTGCGGCACTCCGGTCATCGCATCCGACTGCACGTCCATGCCTGAGCTGACTGGTTCGGGCTGGCTGGTCACCGGCGACCGCTGGTGGGACGGAGCCCAGCTCGCGTTCGCGATGATGCCCTCTGTGGGCTCCATCTTGGAGCGGCTGGAGGAGGCCTACGACAACCGGGGCAACCAGAAGCTGCGGCAGGAGGCGTACGAGTTCGCGCAGACCTACGAGGCAGACCGTGTGGCCGAGCTGTACTGGAAGCCCGCGCTCGAAGCTCTCGATCGGCCGAAGGAGGTCGGCCCCCTCGTCACGAACGGCAAGGGCATTGCCAAGCCCATGGAGTCTCGTCAGGCCAGGCGTGCGCGTGAGCGTAAGGAAGCGAAGGCGAAGGCATGAGCGTCTCCAAGGAGAAGGCTGCCTATCGCCGGGAGGAAAAACGTCTCTTGCTGGAGCTTGCCGGAGCCGCCAAGGATCTGGCGCAGCCTCATCTCAACTATGCCCAGCTCTACATAGGGCGCCTGTTGCTTGCGAGACGTATCGGAGACTTGGTGGAGCACACGAAAGGCGAGCTGTGAGCGAAGCCTCGAATACGCCGAAGGTGCGCCGTGGCTAATGGGATCGTTTGGCACGTCTGGGACGGAGATGCGGAGATAACTACGTGAAGGTCGCTGTCCTCACCCTCACCCGCGATCGCCTGGAGTACACGAAGCACTGCTTCGCTCGGCTGTACGAGTTCGCCGGGTGCGAGTTCGACCACTACGTTCTCGACCAGGGATCAGTCGACGGCACGTGGCAGTGGCTCATGAACTGCAGGTTCGCGTTCGCCCACTTGTCGCTCCTGCGTGAGAACATCGGCATCAGCCGAGGCGTCAACCAGCTGCTCGATCGAACGGCCCGGAAGGGCTACGACGTCATCGTGAAGTTCGACAACGACTGCGAGCTGACGCAGCCGGACACTCTGCGTTACGTGGCTGCGCTCACGCTCGAGGGCAACGCGATCCTCTCGCCTCTCATCCGAGGGCTCAACCGGCCACCAGCTTCCGTCGGAGAGTTCGTTATCGGCCAGAGGCCGATCATGGACATCCCGCAGAT